CTTGAGATCCAGCCGCTGGTTGCCGATACGGTGAACCGTGATCTGGTGCGGCCTTACATGGGCCAAGCCGATCAACTGTTGGCCCAAACCCGGGTCGAAGTCAGCTTTGAGGTTGAGTTGGCTGGGTCAGGTACGGCTGGCACCGCTCCGGCTTATGGCCCGGTGCTGCGCAGCTGCGGCCTGAGCGAGACACTGGTCACCAGCACCAGCGCCACCTATGCGCCCGAGAGCAGCGGCTTCGAGAGCTGCACCATCCACTACCACGAAGACGGCATCCGCCACAAGCTGACGGGTTGCCGCGGCACGTTTGAACTGTCCGCCGAAGTGGGTGCGATCCCTTCGATCGCATTCACGATGACCGGCATCTACAACGCCCCCACCGACGAGACGCTGCCCACCCCGACCTACGCCAACCAAGCAGCCCCGCTGCTGTTCAAGGAAGGCAATACCACCAGCTTCTCGGCGTTCTCCTACAGCGGTTGCCTGCAGTCCTACAACTTCTCGATGGCAAACGATGTCATCTATCGCGAGCTGGTCGGTTGCTCCAAGGAGATCCTGATCACTAACCGGGCACCCAGCGGCACGGTCGTGATCGAGGCGCCGACCATTACAGCGAAGGACTTCTTCGCGATCGCCACTGGCAGCAGCACAGGGAGCATCACCTTCCAGCATGGCACTACTGCCGGCAACAGATGCACGGTGACTACCGCGCAGTCTGACCTTGGCAACCTGACCTACAGCGATCAGGACGGCGTGCAGATGCTTAATATGCCTTTCATTGCCGTGCCGACCAGCTCGGGCAATGATGAGCTGTCCCTTGCTTACACCTAAACCGCGTGGCATTCGTCCTCAAGCAGTCTGATTCCTACACTTGGCCGGTCACCTTCGACATCCCTGTCGATGGCGGCCGGCATGAGCGGCAAACATTTGACGGCGAGTTCAAGCGGCTGGCTCAGTCGCGCATCACAGAGATCGGCGAGCAGATCAAGGCGGAGGAGATTACCGACTCCACCCTGGCTGGTGAAGTACTAATCGGCTGGGCTGGCGTCACGGATGACGCCGGCAAGGAAGTTCCCTTCAGCCAGTCGGCACTGCAGCAACTGCTGGATGTGCCGATGCTGGCGGCTGCCATCACGCTGGCCTACTTCGAGAGTCTGCAAGGAGCCAAGCGAAAAAACTGATTGAGGCTGCGGAATACTGGGCAGGTGGCGGTGTCATTGATGATGCCGCTGCAGATGCCGCGGCCATGGGCTTTGAACTGCCAGATCTTCCGCCCCCGGTGGCAACTGAGTTCGAGGTGCATCCTGACAACTGGTCAACCGTTGAGATGTTCCTGCGGTTGCAAACGCAATGGCGGTCAACGATGAAGGGCGTTATCGGACTGGACTATTCAGCCGCCCAATGGTTGTTTAGACTGTATGAGGTGCAGGACCAGCGTGCCCTGCTGGAAGACCTGCAGACCATGGAGGTCGCCGCCATGCAAGCCATCAACAAGCAAGGAAGCTGATCATGGCTTTGAACCTCGACGCTGCCCTGAAGATCACGGCCAACGTAGTCGGCGAGAACAACATCCGCCGACTTGGCAACTCGATGCAGGGGCTCGAGGGCCAGATCAAGAACACCAGCCAAGCGGCCGGGTTACTTGTGATGGGCATCAAGGGGTTGGCGGCAGCAGCCGTGACCGGCGGCGTGGTGGCATTGGCGAAGAGCGCGATTGATCTAGCCGACGATATGCGCGACCTGTCACAGCGGACAGGCGTCAGCATTCAAACGCTCGGCCAGTTCAAGATTGCAGCAGAGCTAAGCGGCAGCAGCTTGGAAGGCGTGGCCAAGGGGCTCACCTTCCTGAACAAAAACATGGTTGCCGCAGCCACTGGAACTGAAGCAGCAGCTGCTGCATTCAAGACCATTGGAGTGGCGACGACTGATGCACAGGGCAACCTCCGATCTGCTGATCAGGTATTCCTGGACATTGCCGATCGGTTCGCCACATTGCGCGACGGTCCAGAGAAAGCAGCGCTGGCAATGAAGGTCTTTGGCAAGGCTGGTGCGGAGTTGATTCCGATCTTGAACCTTGGCAGCGAGGAGATTCAGCGCTTTGGTCTGAACATTGGCCCCGACTTTGCAAACAAAGCGGACGCATTCAATGATCAGCTGGGGTTGATGGGTGCGCAGACGACGATGCTCACCGTCGAGATCGGATCGAAGCTGCTGCCGATCATGAGTGGGTTGCTGGTTGTTGTTAGCGAAGGCATCACCGCAATGGGCAAGCTGGCCCAGGAGTTCTATGCCGCGGTTGGTGGTGCTGCTGGTTTGCAACAAGCAGCGGCTGCGTTGATCAAGACCATGGTGGTACTCGGTGGCGTCACGGCTGGCGTGTTTATTGCCACCAACATCACCGCATTTGCGACAGCATTGCGCGGCGTGGTTGGCGTGATGCGAACCATGCTGTCCCTTGAGCGGGCGATGCTCGCGCTAGAGACTGCTCGTGTGGCTGTGGTTGGTTTGATTGCTGGCGTGAAGTCTGGCAAGACACCTGCCACTGCAATCATTGGCGGCGCTATCGGCGGCACCTTGGCGGCTGGAGCGTTGGGCCTTGGCATCAGCAAGCTGATCGATGGCATTACTCAGAAAATTACTGCTGGGCTTGGAGGCGCCTTCAAAGGCATCTCCATTCCTGAGCCAACAGCAGCAGCTGGCACGATCCCCAACCTGTCTGGACTGCAAACGGGCAAAGCGTCAAAGGCTGCCAAAGAAATCAAAGAGATAACGGCCGAGGAGCTGCAGCTCAGCATGTTGCTGAACAAGGCCAGGATCGATGGGAACAAACTGCAAGAGGCAGAGTTGGAGTACGGGCTGACCCTGCTTGATCTTGACAAGCAGAAGATCGGAGCACGGCAACGGCAAAAGCTTGAAGCTGATGCTGCCACGAAATTGCTCCAAACTGAGATTGATTTTGCGCAGCAACTTGGCACTGCGGTTGCTCAAGATTTCATGAAGCGTCAAGAGCTGCAAGAGAACTACAACCGCACGGTTGAAGACCTGAAGATCAAGGCCGGACTGATCACAGGTGAAGAGCTTAAAAAACTGGAGATCAATCGAGAACTGGAGACGATCATTCAGCGACTTCCGGGTCTGACCGATGAGCAGATCGCCAAACTGCGCGAGCTGATTCAGGCCAGCCAAGATGTGAAGAAAAGTTTTAAAGATACCTTTGGCGAAAGCTTGAAGCAGTATTACGACCAGCTCAAAAACTTTGGCGCGCAGGTGGCTGACTCGGTGAAGGGTGCCTTCCAAGGACTTGAGGATCAACTGGTTAGTTTTGTGACCACTGGTAAGGCAAGCTTTGCGGATCTAGCCAAAAGCATCATTGCTGACATCGCCCGCATCGCGATCCGACAGGCCATCATTGCGCCGTTGTTGGGGGGTGTTGGCAAGCTATTCAATATCCCCGGCTTCGCCAGCGGCGGTGTCTTTGCTCAGAACGGGATCCAGAAGTTTGCTCGTGGTGGCATCGTTGACAAGCCGACGCTGTTCCCGTTTGCCAAGGGCACGGGCCTGATGGGCGAGGCTGGGCCAGAGGCGATCATGCCACTGCGCCGTGGCCGTGATGGCCGTCTCGGCGTTGAAGCTGCCGGCGGTGGTGGTGGCGTTAATGTCACCGTCAACGTAGACGCAACAGGCACCAAAGCCCAAGGCGACGAGGGCCGCGCTGGGCAGTTTGCCCGCGCGATCAGCGAAGCGGTCAAGAATGAGATCGTCACCCAGAAGCGCCCCGGAGGACTGCTCGCATAATGGCCACCTTCACCTATACGCCCAGCTTTGAGGCGACCGAGATCAGCAAGCCGCGTGTCGTCACCTTCCAGGCAGGCGATGGCTATCAACAGCGCGTCGGGTTTGGCCTGCATCGCGACGGCAAGGAATGGCAGCTGCAGTTTCTGAACCGCACTGACACCGAACGCGACAATATCCTGGCGTTCCTCGAGGCGCGTGCTGCGGTTGAGTCGTTTGACTGGACGCCACCACGGGGCAGCGCCAGCAAGTACATCTGTAAAGAGTGGCAGGCCACGCTGCGGTCTTGCAACTTCAACAACATCAGCGCCACCTTCGTCGAAGTCTTCGAGCCGTAAGCCATGGCGATCCCAGTTTCAGAACTTCAGAAGATCGCACCTAGCTCGGTGATCGAGCTATTTGAGTTGCAGCTGGTTACCGCGTTGCATGGCAGCAGCACGGTCTACCGCTTCCATGCGGGCAGCAACATGAACGCCAACGGTGAACTGGTATGGAACAGCAACTCATACCAGCGGCTGCCGCTTGAGATGGATGGGTTCGAGTACAGCGGCAATGGTCAGTTGCCACGGCCGAAGATCAAGGTCAGCAACGTGCTCGGCACGATGAGCACCATCCTGGCAACAGTCAACGCGGTGACGCCAAATAACGACCTGGCCGGCGCCAAGCTGACTCGGATCCGCACGATGGCCCGCTACATCGATGGCGCCAATTTCACTGGTGGCACCAACCCCTACGGCACGCCAGATCCGACCGCGGAGTTCCCGCGTGAGATCTATTACCTGAGCCGCAAATCAACCGAGAATCGCCAGCTCGTCGAATGGGAATGTGCTGCAGCCTTTGACCTAGCTGGTGTGCGCGCACCAAAACGACAATGCATCAGCAGCATTTGCCAATGGGTCTATCGCTCAACTGAATGCAGTTACACCGGCAGCAACTACTGGAACGCCAGCGATCAACCCGTTGCAACCTTGGCGTTGGATGTTTGCGGCAAGCGGCTCGACAGCTGCAAACTACGGTTTGGATCGACCGGCTCGCTGCCGTTCGGATCCTTCCCTGGCATCGGAGCATTTACCTCATGAGCTGGCGCGACGCGGCAATGGATCACGCCAAAGACGCGGACCCGCGCGAAGCGTGTGGGTTGGTTGTGGTGGTCAAAGGCCGGCGGCGCTATTGGCCATGCCAGAACCTGGCAACCGATGGCGATCAGTTCATCATGGATCCGACCGACTTCGCCGCAGCCGAAGATGCTGGTGAGATTGAGGCGATCTTTCACAGCCATCCGATCACACCAGCAGAACCCAGTCAGGCGGATCTGCTCAGCATCGAGATCAGCGGGTTGCCGTGGCACATCTGCAACCCGAAGACTGAAGCGTGGTCAGAGACCGCGCCAAGCGGCTACAAGGCGCCGCTGATTGGCCGGGAGTGGGTCTGGGCGGTTGCCGACTGTTGGACGCTGGTCCGCGACTGGTACGGCGAGCATGGCATTGACCTGCCGGATTGGCCGCGACCGATCACACCAGCGGAGTTTGAGGCGGCGCCTCAGTTCGATCAGTTCTGGCGTGATGCAGGGTTCAGCGCGCTGCTGCCTGATGAAGACCTGCAATTCGGGGATGCCTTGCTGATGAGCATCGAAGGCCAAGGGTTGAACCACGTCGGCGTCTACATCGGCGACCAGCTGGTACTGCATCATTTGCGTGGTCGGCTGAGCAGCCGTGATCTGTACGGCGGCTGGCTGCAGAAATGCACAGGCCGGCGTCTGCGGCAT